ATTGACGCCACCGGTCTCGGCATGCTTCCTGTCGGGTCGAGAGGGCGACGCAATGGTGACAGCCGAGCAAATCGCGTTGATGCAGGAATGGGCGAAAGCCAAGGCAACAGCGCAGCAATGGGCGGACTATGAACTACAACTCAGGCATCAAATCGCCGCACAGTTCGGCGCTGCTGGTGATGGCAGCCGCACTACTGACATCGGCAATGGGTATAGGCTCGGTGTCGTCAAGTCGACACGGTACGCCGTCGACAACACCGATGAGATGCGCGCTCTTGTCGGCAAGTTCATCGCGTATCCCGACACCGAAGAAGTCGGCAACAAGCTTCTCAAATGGAAGCCAAGCCTATCCGTGTCGGCCTACCGGAAGTTACCGGATTGGGGCCGTGTCTACTTCGACAAGTTCGTGACGACGACACCCAACGTTCCTGCAATTGAAATCAAGGGTCCGCAATAATGGCAACGCCGAACCTCGCGCCAATGTCGGTTGACGCAACGCTCGTCAACAACGGTGTGAAATGCGTGGTGTACGGCAAGGCCGGCGCAGGCAAGACGCGGCTGGCGCTCACGGTGCCGAAGCCCATCATCCTGTCGGCCGAGCGCGGGCTGTTGTCCATCAAAGGTCACGGGCTGCAACAGTTGCCCGAGATTTCGACGCTGGCCGAGTTGGTCAATGCCCACAATTGGTTGATGACGAATGCGGCGGCGCGACAGTTTGATACTGTTTTTGTCGACAGCATTTCCGAAATCGCCGAAGTCGTGTTGCGCAACGCCAAGTCTCAAACCAAGGACGGCCGCAAGGCACATGATGACGCGGCCGAGCTTATTATCCAGACCATCTTTCGCGCCTTCCGTGACATGCCACGCATGCACGTCGTCATGATCGCCAAGGAACGCGGCGACATGGACCAGCTTTCGCAGACGATGCAGTATCAGCCGTCAATGCCGAACAGCAAGTTGCGCGAAGCGCTCCCGTACTATTTCGATTACGTTTTCCGGTACGTTCACGGCATGAATGCCGACCGTACGCCATGGGAAGCGTTGCAGTGTCGTGCCGATGCAACCTCGATTGCGAAGGCCCGAAGCGGTGCCGTCAGCATGTGGGAACAGCCCCATCTCGGCAACATCTTTAACAAGGCAATGGTGTAACATGGTCGCAATCAACTTCAATGCGCAGAACGTGGCGCCGGCCGAAGCCGGCTTGCCCGTGTGGGAAGGCCTCGTGCCCGTGACGATCTCGCGTTGCGAGGTCGCCAACACGTCGGCCAACAATGGCAGCAAGTATCTGGCCGTCTTCCTCAAGGCGGCGATGGGCCGGTACGCCGGCCAGGAAAACGTGGTGCGGCTCAACCTGTGGAACGTCAATCCGCAGGCCGTCGACATCGCGCAGCGGGAGCTTTCGTCCATCTCGCATGTCACCGGTCGCATGCAACTCAACGATACGAACGATCTGATCGGCGCCAACATGCTCACAATCTGGGAGAAGGGCACGCGCGAGATCGAAAATCAGCAGACGGGCAAGAAAACGACAATCGATAGCTGCGAGTGCAAGGAATACCGCATTACGGACGGCAGGACGATCAAGGAACTGCGCGGCGGCCAGCCGGCGTCCAATCCGTTCGACGTCCAGGCGTTCATGGCCTCGCAGGGATCGGCGCCGGCCGCCGCTGCCGCGCCCGCGCCGGCACCGCAGCCGTCGCCCGCCATGCCAGTTTCCCCGCAGCAGATGCAGGGCGGCGGTGCGCAGCCGGGTTTCACGCCCCCCGCTGCCCCGCAGACAGGGACGGCGGGGCCTGCGACGGGGGGCGGGTTTGCGGCGGCCCCTGGTGGTGCGCCGAGCCCGGCGGCGGGGGGTTTTGGGACTGCGGCCGGACCCGCTCCCTCTAACGGCGGTTTCTCGCCGCCTGCCGGCCCCGCACAGGGCGGTTTCGGCCAGCCGGGGGCTGCCCCTGCTCAAGGCGGCTTCACGCCCCCCGCAGCCGGCCCGCAGGGCGGCGGCTTCGGTGGTCCTGCCCCGGCCGGTGGGGGTTTTCAGCCGGGTCCGGGCGGCGCGGGGCCGTGGGCCCAGCAGTAACGGAATGGTATGACACGTTCCGTGCAAGGTATCCGTACCTGTACGCTGAACTTGACGACAACATTCCGTTCTAAGCTTCGCAGTGCGTGAAACTACCCCGTCTTGCCGCATCCGGGGGAGCACTGCGTAGGGGGCCGCTGCAACGTCGTGGGGCAGCGGCCCTTTTCATTTCAGGCTCTAGCAATGAGATACGTCGTGCCCGACCTGTCAGTTGAATATTTTCGCAAGGATCTTGCTAAGGCCGTCCTCGCTGGCATTGATGACTATGCCGTCAAGACGTACGACGGCGGCTTTCGCAAGCACTTGGGCGCATCCGTTGTCGGTGCAGAATGCACGCGCGCAACGTGGTACGGCTGGCGGTGGATGACACGTCCGAAGAAAGACGGCAGGATGCAACGTCTGTTTCAGCGTGGGCACCTTGAGGAATTTCGCTACGCGGAATACCTGCGCGGCATCGGCGCAACGCTGTATGAGCATGATCCGAATTTGCCGCTCAAGGACGGCAAGCCGCAGCAGTTCAAGGTCAGCAAGATCGGCGGGCACTTTGGCGGCAGTCTTGACGGCATCGTGCAGTTGACCGGCCTCGGGCTTACGGATTGGATGCTGGTCGAGTTTAAGACGAAGGGCGCCGGCAAGGACGAAAAGTCACGCAGCTTTGACGAGCTTTGCGAAAAGGGCATCATGCGGCAGAACCCGCAGCATTACGACCAGATGTGTACGTACGGCGCAGCGTATCAGTTGCCGTATGCGCTCTACATGTCGACAAACAAGCATGACGAGCGCATGCACGTCGAAGTGTTGCCGCTGGACTGGAACCGCGCGGCCGAGGTCGAAAGCAAGGCAGCATTCATCGTCCGTTCACAGGTTCCCCCGCCGCGTATCTCATTGAACCCAACGCATTACAAATGTAAGGGCTGCGACTTCCTCGGGGTTTGCCACCACAACCAAGTGCCGGCGAAAAATTGCCGCTCGTGCCAATACGGCAACGCCGCAGACGGCGCAATGTGGTATTGTACCGGACACGGGTGCTTGATCCCCGATGATGTTGTGCCGGTAGGGTGCCCACAATGGGATTTCATCAAATCGCCGCCGGGTTGACTGTTGGCCTTATCGTCGGCATCGCAATCCTAGATACTCTCATTAAAGCGCGACAATGAGCCTGCAACCCCGTTACTATCAAGTCGAGGCCGTTGACGCGCTGTTCGACTACTTCAACGAACGTCGCGGGGCCGCAGGCAATCCGCTGGTCGCGCTGCCGACAGGCACCGGCAAGTCCATCATCATTGCGCTGTTTATCTATCGCGCGCTGCAATACTATCCGCGTACGCGCATTGTCATATTGTCGCACGTCAAGGAACTGTTGCAGCAAGACTACAACAAGCTGCGTGAGGGCTGGCTTAACGCGCCGGCCGGGTTCTATTCCGCAGGGCTCGGCCGCAAGGAACCCGGCAAGCAAGTGCTGTTCGCCGGCATCCAGTCCATCGCCAACGCGCCCGAAGTCATTGGTTGGGTCGACCTCGTAATCATTGACGAGGCGCACCTTGTATCTCCGGAAGACGAGACAAGGTATCAGCTTGTAATCAAGGCGTGGCGTGACGCTAATCCTTACCTCAAGGTGTGGGGAACCACCGCAACATGGTGGCGGCAAAAGCAGGGCTCGCTTATCGACGGCGGCTCAATCTTCACCGACATTGCGTATGATCGCACCAAGCCCGAGGATTTTCAGCGCTTCATTGCCGAAGGGTTCTTGTCGCCGCTGGTCGCCCGCGCCACAGAAACCAAGCTGGACATTTCCGACGTCAGCTTGGGCAGCAATGGCGACTACAACACGAAACAGCTTGAGGCTGCAATTGATCACAACAACATCACGCAGTCGGCGTGTCGTGAGGTAGTGCTCAGCGGCGAGAACCGCAGGGCATGGCTGTTTTTCTGCGCAGGGATCGCACATGCAGAACATGTGGCTGAACTTCTCAATAGTTGGGGTATACGCACTGGCGTTGTGCATAGCAAGATGCCTAGCGGGCAACGTGACGAAGTGCTGCGAGATTGGTATGCGGGCAAGCTTCGCGCTGTCACTAATAACAATGTGCTT